GCGCGATGGGTTCCGGTCCCCGTCACCTCAATGGCATTGGTGAAAGTGTTTTCAGATGAGATATTGGCCGATACGGTCTGACCGGTCGACGTGAAGGAAAACAATGCACCAACATGGCCTGCCACAAAGATCGGACGGGAGGCGGAAAGCGTTGTGTTCCCATTCAATGCGCCCGGCGTCAGCGTTGTCGGAGTGACGTTCTCCAAAAAGAAAGGGCCATCTTCCGGTGCGTACCTGGCAATACCCCATGAATGCGTATTGAAGCGTTCGATTACCTGTTGCTGATATCCACTGCAGGCTACGTAAATGATGTCAGCAGACTCATCCCAGCGGATGTTATCGAGGGCCGCCGCCGGCCAAATCGTCGGAATGCTCACGACGCCAGCGGCTTCCACGTTTACTGAATCTACCAAAATCAGTCGATTCAGTCTGCTAAAAAAGCGTATCCAGAAATTTGCGGTTGGCGTGAATGCCAGAGAATACGTTCCAGACTCCAATGTGATGGAGTTAAAGTATTCACCGGTCCCTTGAGACAAGCCGACAGAGAACGTCACCGGTCCGCGATTGACGACGACTCGTAGCGCGTGTTCGACACCAGCCTGATTGACCGTCACTTGCTGATCGCGTATCGCTGCATCCGTGCCGTCTCCGGTTAGGCCCATGTAGCCGCCGGACACCCATGCAGAGGTGGCGCCACCCTCATCGCTGTCAGTCCATCCGGACAGATCAGAATTGAAGTTACCATTGGTAACGGAAGCGGTAACGGTTCCCCTGATCAAAAGGGCGTCGTTGATCCAGATCCGCATGTTGCTGTCGGTGAGTTCGATCAGCGCGGTGTCCGTCGTCGAGAACACGAACGGCAGGAACTTTGCCGCTGCATTGTTGTAGGTCGATCCGAGATAAGACAGTCCCGGACGCAGCATCATGGATCCCAGCACGCGAGGCATCCAATTGACCATCGTATCCGCTGAGAGCGGTACTCGCTCCACGTCTACGCGCGCAATTCCCCTCTGAGAGACGATGCCCCTATTGAATGCAAGGAGGGAAACCTGCTGCGTAGGCACTTATCCCCCGATCAGCTGTTGCGTGTTTCCTAGATCCTGGTTTCCGCGAGTCTGACGTGCCTTTACCCAGTTTCCCTTGGCCGGGAACAACGTAGGCGTAGACAAGGCATTCTTGTTCTTCGCCGTCAGCAACCGCCTGGCCTCCAGTCCATCCTTGGGGTGCAGGATGTAATCACGGCGAGCCTGATCGGTGGTCAGTTTCAGGATGATCTTGCCGGCCAGATGTGCCGATACGTAGTCGGCGAAGGTCTGCGGCCACCGCGCCATGGCCAGGCCGTAGTCGGTAGCATTGGACACGAAGCGGACATAGATCGGCGTTAGTGGCGCGTACCAGTAATCCACTTCATCGAAGTAGTTAAGTAGCGGGACCTTGAAAAACTCATCTTGGCAAACCGCAGCCGTCGATACCCAGTCCGCCGGCTTATTGAACCGGTAGTTGAGCCCGAAGGTCGGACTGGCATCAGGATCGTTGTCGATGAGCTGGGTCCTAATGGCAAAGTTCCATGGCGCCTGCTCCAGACAAAACTGGATCGCACTGCCATTGTTTCCCCACGCCTGGTCAAGCAGCCTTCGCGGCTCCCGCTCTTCCGTCAGGGACGCTAGCGAACGCTCCCCGCAGATGAGAAGCGCATCGTTATACAGGTTAAGCTGAGTGGTAGAGGTTGTCACGCAGCGATCGTCTTCAGGTACTGCGCGAGATCACGGTGGGCGTCCGCGAGCAGAGGAATCTTGTCCTTGATAATGGCACTGTCTTTCTTGCGGATGATGCAGTGCTTGAGGTGTGGGCCTTTGAACTCCACCCGGTATTCATCGTTGGCGGCCGGGATGGTGAGGTCGGCTGAGGTCAGCTCCTTATACATCAGCATCGTCACCCGCGCCCAGGTCCTATCGCAGGACAGCACCAGCAGTTGAGCGAACCACGCCATGTCATCAGTTGTCACTTCTATCAAGGCCATGGGCCGTAATTGCGGGCCAACCGTCGACCAGTAAGACGGCGAAAGCACTTCATCGATGGTCGTGCCCTTCTCGGCGCAAACGGACCATATCTCTCGCGAGGATTCAGCGGGCAGCATGCGCGATACGGGTACGCGCGGCTTCTTCGGTTGATCTGACATAGGGCTCCTCCTATGTGATGAAAAAGGAGGGCGGCCGAAGCCGCCCCAAGACGGGAGATTACCGCGTTGAACTGAGGAAAGCGCCGCTCGATGCAAGGGCTGCACCGTTAGTCGTAACCGAGCTCAGCTGGCCGATGATGAAGTACCCAGACGACCCGGTGTTGCCACTGCAAACGAGGATATCGCCCTGTCGCATGCCGAGCTTAAGGGCATCGGTGAAGTAGTTCGAGTTGAATACCTCGGTGCTGCCGGCAGACGACGCGTACCACCACCAAGAGCGAGCGCCAAGACCGGCGCCATCCTTGGACACGTCAGTGACGTATCCGGACGAAATCTGCGTGGTGTTCGCGCCGCGACCAAGGAAGCCGCCCCAAACCTTGACCGGCGGGTTCGAGACCGAGGACGCCGCAGTAGTGCCTTGATAAGACATTGATATTGCTCCTGTTTAGGCGTATGCCGAACCGTCGGCCGTAATAACGACAACACCGGCGTTCTGCATCAGCACGCTGCCCATGAAGATCGACACACGCGCCCAGCTGTAATCCTGTTCCTCGTCGTAGCCGACCGGCGAATTGAGGCCGCCGGTATCAGTGGCGTGACCGATACAAGACTTGTGATAGAGGAAACTGATTTCAGACGACGTGCCTTTGCCGGGAAGGTTCGGATGCTCGATGATCAGAGCGTTCCTCCAGCGATAGGCCATCGGCTTGTCGCGCCAGCTCGGATCTTCTTCACCGCCAGCATAGGGTTTGACATCGACGAAATCAGCGTTGCTGAACTCCGGCGCCTGTTCCAGATAGGCCAGAAAGGACGGCTGAGCCAACAGCGTGATGTTGCTGTCCCACGGCACGGAAGCATTTGAGAGCTTGACGCGCGCGTTCTGGAAGAGCGACACCGAAGGCAGGGTCGTCGAGCTGCCGATCGTCACGGTCCCGGTGTTCAGGGTCGTGATGATGTCGCTGTCGATTTTGCGATTGACGACGCCCATACTGGTCTGCTGCATGATCGAGCGCTGATTGCCCTGCGATGCGAAGACGTTGAAGCCGGTCTTGCGCACGAGGTCGTGCCATTCGATCAGGGTTGCAGAGTTCTGCGCGAGGTTATCCGCGCGGGCCGGGATCAGGCCGTTGACGCCGCGGGAAACTGCCTGCGCATTGCCGGAATCGGCAACCAGAAACACGGCCACGTTGCCCTTGATAACGGCTTCGGTGGTGACTGTCTCGGCCAATAGAGAACGGTGCTGTTCGAAACCCAGCACAAATTCCTGTCGATCAAAACCGCTTATGCGGCTTTCAGACTATCGCTTGCACTAACTCTAGGTTTCGTGCCCGGAACACTTAGTCGTTGCCGGTGGTGATGAATCATTGCGTCGATCTTCGCTCTTTTTAGTCGAGAATGACGTGCAGTCTTAGATAGAAATTCAAGGGCAAAACTACTGTTCTGATAGCCCAAGCTTCTCCACCAAATCTTCACGTTATCAGACTGTCCTTGAGGTTGTATGTATCCGCCAAATGAATGCTGGAGAAATTCCAGTACGCAAATATCGTTTACATGGGCGACCGCACTGACAAAGATGCTCCACTGTCGATACTCGCCGTTCATGTGACTACGATACGAGTAACAGCCATCACCATCCAAATATCCAGCTACCCACGCCCAACTTGGATGATTCTTAGGTTTCAGCGGACCATGCTTCAGTCGACGAGACTCCTTAACTGCTTGAACTAGCGCTTCTCTTTCTTCAGATGAAACGGTGTTTTGTTTCGCCCTGAGATCGCGCCACATTTCATACAGCCATTGCCAATGCTTTGCTTTTATGACCATGTGCTTGACTATTCTCGGCAGCAACATTTCAAGGTCAGCACGCTTGGAGACATTCCAGGTTTTAAACTGGTCAAACTCTCCATAACGATTCACCGTTCCGAATCCGGTCAATGCCGGCAGCGATTCGATGAAGCCTTCCTTATCAACTGCTGTCGATGAGGCCAGCCGCATGTTCAAGCCAACAAAGCAACGACCAATATTGTTCTGGTCGCTTCTGAAGGCAAATGACAAGGAGCCATCCGCATCTAGCAAACCTGCTAGGTACTTCACTAATGATTCATTCATCTCAAGATCCGCTCTGTTATGTCTTGAGAAACCTTCCGTCTGGTTGGCGATTTCTCGCGTTTCCAGTTATTCAGTTCCAGTTGCTCTCAGCAATCGTTTACTGAGTTTGAAACGCTGTGTCTGACATGTATTACTCCAAAAGATGACGATGACCTGTCGCCTTCGGGATAACCGATATCTGCCGCCAGGGTGTCCGCTTTCGCGGGGCTGGACACTCAGCCTAATCGGGGCCGGGCTACCTGGTGAACCTTACTCTACGTCACTAGAAGCGCGTCTATGGCACCCCTAGCCCTTCCCGCGAGATCGCGCGTCGATGAGATCGCGATAACGCTTCTGCACTGCTTCATCGCGCCAATACTTCTTGCCTTCGGCGGAATGCTTGGGCGCTGCCATCCAGCTCTCGTACTTCTTAATCTCATCGTCGATGGCGGTCATGATGTTGGCGCCAGCGCCTGGCACCAGCGTCGACACCGGGTTGATCTGACGTGACAGGCCCGCCAGCCAGCTCAGCACCTGCGGATGGCTGGCAATCGGATTGCCGTCGGCAAGGCGGCCGCCGAGGAACAGATCCTTCATTCCGGCCGGCGCCTGGTCCAACAAGCCGTTGATCATGTTGACGTTGGTGCGGAAATCATTGCCCCACTCGGCGCGCAGCTTGTCTTCCGACGAGACGCGGAACTGCTCATCATTGGCGGACCGCTCTTCTTGCTGCCGCACTTGGTCCTGGAAATACCAGTTGACTGCGGCATTCACCTGTGATGGCGGCATATTCGAAGCGTGGGCGGCTTCTAGGAAGCGATCAATAACAGGCTTGTCCTCGTCTCCCATGACCAAGCCTTGCGCCAGCTCGATCTTGTATTCCTTCGCAGAGGCGGGCACGCCTTGCTCGGCACGCCATGCGGTCTGCTCTTCGGGGGTGCCTTGAGCGGGGAACGGCTTGGCGCTCTTGAGCTCGCCGGAGCTGATACGGTTCTGCGCGGCGATCAGTGCGGTGAGCGCCTTGGTCGGCGAGTCATAGCGAGCAAACCGCTGCAGCAACTTTTCGTCGACCTTGCCATCCTGGCCGAGTGCCGCAGCTTCCCGCCAGCGGTCAGGCCAGGAGACGACGAGTGGATCGTTTTCAGGTACAGGACTTGGGGCAGGCGCAGGTGACGGACTTGGCGCGGGGCTAGGCGCCGGACCTCCGGAAGGCGGAGGCGGGGCCGGCGTTGGTGACGGTGCAGGACTCGGTGCGGGATCAGGCATTTGATTTGCTCCTCAGCAAACTCAGGTTAACGTGAAGCATCTTCACAATCTCAAGGCCGACAGTGCGTCGCCCTTGAGCAAAATCACTATCGCGGGGATCGCCAGGGAAATAGGTCTGGTCATACGTCCGGCAGGCTGATTCGATCAGCCACTTCAAGGCGCGCTTCTGCTGCTCAGGCGTGGCGGTTCCGGCGTTCAATCCCTGTATTGCCGAAGCGTCTGCCAGATCCCAATCGGCCGGCATCCATGGCGCGCGCGGCTTAGGCTGCTTGGGCGGCGCCACCTTGACCTCCTAGCTGTCCGGCCAATCCCTGTAGATCCACGGCTGCCTGCGCGCCCTTCTGCACGTTCTGCAGTGTTTGACTGGTCTGCGCGATCGATTGCGGATTCATGGCCGCCTGCATCTTCTGCTGATCAGCGAGTTCAGCCGCTTCGGCATCCGAGCGTATCCACGTGGCAGGAGCTCCAATGCCTTCGAGCACGTCTCTCATCGTGGTCTGAACGTCGATGATGGTCCCGATATGCGGGTCAAGCTGCGCGGCCTGCTGGATCAATGCCTCGACTTCCGTAAACTTCTGTCCCTTCTGTTGCTCGATGGCATCGTGCAGTGGCGATTCAAAATGGAACTGGATCGGCGCGCCGCGGAGCCGGCGGGGCATGTCGTGAGGCGAACCGAACCCGCCATTTCTGAGCATCAGGCTGAACGTCGCCTCGCACACCTGCGCGTTGTAGTCCTGCTCCATGGGCTCAAACAGAGGCAGGGCGCCGCGGATGTACTCCTGCACCCGCTGGCCTACCTCGTACGCTGTCATCTCCGGAGCGCGCTCAGGTAGCGTCAGGCGATCAAGGAAGAAGGCTTGCGAAAGCAGTTTCTGTCCCTCCGTGTACATCTCGATGCCCATCGGCATACCGCGGTGATCCAGCGTCATCGGGCGCAGGGCTTCACCCAGGCGTTCGTCGTATTCTTCATCGACCCAGGTGATGCCACCGGCGTAGACCGCGACATCCGAGCGGACTACGTTCTGTGTAGCGATCATCGGCGGGTTGACCAGCTTTTCACCGGCCTCCAGTAGCGTGTGCATCATGGCCTGAAGAAGACGGGCATCAGGCAGCGCGCAGATCGCTGCTGGCGAGAAGGCGTACTGATTGCCTGAAACGGTCTGCCAACGGGGCACTACGTATTCAGAATCATTGACAGGAACGGCCTCGATAATCACTCGGTTAGAGCCATCGTAGTAGATCGACCAGAACGGCTTTCCCCTGGCGTCACCGTCGTACTGCTCCGCCTCGACGATCATGTGCATGCACTCAACCGTCTCCGTCGGCGTCTTTTCGGCCATCTTGACGACGTTCTTGTGCACCTTGCCGCGAAACAGCTGGTTCAAGATCCTGGCTTCCGGCTTCCACTTGCGGAAGATCGGGCCAACCTTGCCTTCAGCATCCTCCAGCCACGCGACATCGCGCAGATGCCAGCAGCGGTACAAGAGTCCATCGCGGGCCTTGTTCATCTGGATCGATAGCACGCAGTTACCGAACGCTGCGTAATCGTGATCCGCTTCCTTGGTGGCACGATTGAATAGCGATGCGCGATCGTACATCGCGCGCCGTTGCGTCTGCGTGCTCCACTCCAGCCAGCGGCGGGACTCGATGTCCTTGTCGATCCGCAGATCTTGTACGCCAACGTGGAACCAGTCCTTGGCGGTCGGCCTAAGCATTGTCGATAGGGAGTCGCCGAGATTGCGGCGCACCTGCAGCGGATAGCTCGTGAGCAGATTGATCGCCCGCTCCATGCCGATCGAGCGCTGATATGTGAAGTCCGCGCGCTCGACGTAGAAGTTCTCGCTGATCTCCTGCCAAAGATTGTGCAGCGTTATCCGCTTGGAGAACGTCGACTCAGCGAGGCTGTATAGCTGCTTGGCGTCGATGTCATGCTCCAAGCTGGTCGGACGGCTGGCTCAGGATTGTGCTGAGTCGACCGCTGCGCAGCCGCATGGCGTTGATTGCCGCCTGCTGGTTTTGCTGCAACGCGTTGTAATCGGGTAGCGGAGGCGTTGTATCGACCTGTTTACCTGGCGTTGCCTGCCCATAACCGGCAGCCGATTTGACGCCATTCAGGCCGCTCAGGCCGATCGCACGCTCATAGCTCTTGATTCCCTTGAATCCGAAGAAGCTCTCCCCGAAATGCTCAACCGCCTTGAATACGTGACTCATCACTGCCTCCGATGCGGGTGATTCGACGACATGACGACTTTAGGCTTCACCACGCGACCTTGCCTTTGATCGGCCCACTCCAATGCCGAATTGATCATCTTGGCACCTTCCCACCAGCACATGATCACCGCGTCGCCGCGATTGGTTGAGCGGCCGAGACGGGCGCAGACGTCCTCTTTCGGCTCTGCTTGGATCAACGTCTTCTTGACCTCGAACGTGGGTGCCGCGAGGTCCGCTAGCATTGTGGAATCCGGAGGCAGGGCGATATCACTGCCGCCGGGCTGACCTGGGTCCAGAGCCTCCCTGAAGGCCCACAGAGCGGCCGTACGGACGTTGGTGAAGCCAAGCTTACGGTCCGCCGTGCGCTTGTGTGTGCCACCGCCGCCTTTGTAGGAGTACGCCTCGATGTGGTTGCTGGCCAGGCATTCGTAGAGTGGGCCGCCGTAACCGCCGCCCATGTCGACGACGACCAATGCGCCATCCCTGCGGATCTCAGAGACACGACCAGCTGCGAAAGCACCAGCCCGTTCCGCCGGGATCTCCCGACCGGGGATTTCACGGATGGGACCGAACCATGAGTCATAGCGGTGAGCGATCGCCATCGGGTCCTCGCCACCGCCGGAGCAGTCGACTCCCAACGCGCACATCGGCGCATGCTCGGGTGGGAACGGCTTCCAGCGCTCTTGCGCAAGCTGAATCCAGCGCGTGGGGATGATCTGGTTAGGCTGGTCCTTGAACGAGGTTTTGAAGCCGCCCATCAGAATAGAGCGGAACGGCTCCGTCATGTTCGCTAGCTGGCGCTCGTAGTCGCCGCCAGCGTAATACGGATTGTCCTTCACAGACGAATGGATGTAGGTGCGCGACTTCGGGGCAACTAGCTTGCCGCCGATCTGGATCGGGATCGGTCCATCCACCCAGCGGTCATCGCCGTTTTCGTCGACCACGTACCAGCGTAGTTCGCCCGGCTTCGCCGGCTTCGGGAAGTGCGGGTCAAGCCATGGCGCAAACATCTCGATCACCCACAAACCTTCCGGACCAAGAGGGGGATTGGTGGCCAATACCACGCGAGTACGTTGCGCTTTGTTCTCATGCCGTAGCCAGCCGAGCAAAAAGCGGATCTGATTTTTCGCGAACTGAGTGGCCTCATCGAAACAGATCAGATCGTGCGGCCGTCCCATCCATGACTGCTCTGAGCCGACGCGACCGGCAGCGCCGAAGTCGATGAAATGCTCATCGCCAATGACTAGGCGAGGAGGCGCCGATCCGTTGAATCCGTCTCGGCTGCCGTTGACCTTCAACGCATAATCAATACATCCGTCAAGGTCCGTGTACTGACGGCGCATAAATAGCGAGCGTTTGTGGCAGTTGAATGCTAATCCGATGCAAATAGCCGTTTTACCACCACCAGGTTCCCCGCCGAATAGCAGCTCATCCGCCTTGCTGAAGTACGCCTCCGTCTGCGGTCCAGGGTTAGGCACCCATCGGATGCCCTGCTTGTCAAGGGCAGCCTTGGAAGCCGCGCCAATGGCTTGGACGGCTTTCGGCGACTTCTGACCCAGCCGCGCCAGGATGTCATCCAATGCGATCGACACGCAGGTTCTCGGGCCGCTTGATGATCACCTGACCAGACGGCAGACCGTACGGCGTGGTCCAGGTGTTGGTCATGTAGTTGAGATCGTCCATTGCACCGCGCAGATGGGCGATCTCGCCTGAATCCTTGCTCATGCGCTCGGTCGCGGCCTGGATGCGGTTGTTCAGTTCGCGGGCACGTGCGGTCAACTTGATGTAGTTGTGATCCCACTCGCACATGCCGTACACCGGCATCGGGCGCAGCAGATCGGATTCAGGAGGCACGTAGACGCCGATACCACGCTCAAGAGCGTTCAGGATGAAGTGCTGGCAGCCGGCGCGCTGATAACCGTATTCTTCGGTGTTATGCGATGCGAGACCTTCTGCAATGAAGGTTGCCGTGGATGTTTTCAGTCCAACGACAGGCTGTTCGCCGAGGAACTCGATACGCTCGACAGCGACCGTGCTCTGCTTCTGCATGATGCCGAGGAACTCCGGAGAGAACTTTTCGAGCAGACGACGCGGACGGACCCTGCCGAGGAATTCCATCGTCTTGGAGCGACCGCCGCGGATCGAATATTTGATGCAGTCGCCATTCATGCCGCCGTCGGTTGAGTCCTGCCCAAGCTCAAACCCCATCCGCTCGCAAGCCGCTAGCACTTCCGCAGACATCGCGTTTTCGCGCTGCGCGAAACCGATGCGCAGTAGGCCATAATCGTCTTCTCCGCGTTTCTGCGTAATGTGGCCCTCTCCATCGAATGCTGCCGCTAGATAGCCGGCATCCCATGAGCGATCCTCCTCCCATGTGTCGCATAGCTTTATGACGCGCGTCGGCCTACCTTCACGGTGATGCGGCGTGACCAAATCCTTTGTCATCTTCCACCGCGCGTGATTCTCGGCGTGGGTCAGCCACATGTGCTCGTCGGAGCACACCTGCGTCGTTCCATCCTCGAAGTAAATGCGATAACACGGTTTTGTGATCTGGCTAGCGCGCAGAACTTCGCTGGTACGCCAATACCGTTTCGGCGTGCTATCGCCGTTTGCAACTGTCTCCTCGTCGAATGCTATGAGCTTGTCACCGACCTTCAGATCGCCGGCACGAACCCATCGCAGATCGGCCGTGAGCACTTTGGTATCTGGATGCGGACAAGCGCTCATATCTACGCCGAAGAAGCCGATCACATCGTCTGCGGGGTCATGGCCTGGGCTCTTGCGGGCCTTCTCGATCTCAAGAATCGCCAGCGCCGCCATCAGCGACAACGATGAAGTCAGGAAGTAGCTGCTGAACTCAGTCTCAACTTCCTCAAGCGGGTAGCGTACGTGGTTCTTGATCTCCGGGATCTCGCCGCCGGTATAGACCGGCCCGCGGAACTCGCGCAAGAACTGGCAATATTCCGGACTGAACCAAGGCTTGCCAGGCTCCCAGCGATGGACCTCGAACCATGCCGTGAACCGCGGAGACTGCCCGTAGGCGCCCGGCGAGCATCCCCACATCTCCCAGCGCTCATCCGCGTGCGGAGAGGCCGGGTATGCGTGCACCTTGCCCTGCGTGAACTTCGTGAACGACTCATCCTGCCACGGTGCGAGTCCGATTGAACTCGGGGCAGATCCCACTAGGGCTATGCGCATGATACAGCCCTCGCCAACATATATGCTTCCTTGGCCATTTCGATGGTTTTGAACGTTCCAATATGTTTATGCCCTATTCGCGCACGATACCCGCACTTATTAGATGCCTCGCTAACCCCCAATACACCTAATTTATTATTGCGCTGGCAGCGGTGCCTATTGCTGTTATTAACAGAATGATCTACGTCTCTAAGATTGTTAATCCTGTTGTTAGTAGCGTTACCGTCTATGTGGTCTATACATTTATCCGGCCATTTTCCATAAACATACAGCCACGCAAGACGATGAGCCCTATGTAAGCGCCCACAAATTTTTATCTGAACTCTTCCGCGAGTCTCTGTTCCAGCAATAGTTCCAACCGGAATCCTTCTGTTTGGGCTTACGCGCCAACGAAAAATGCCGGACTCCCTATCGTACTCAAGAAATGTTCGGACAATTTCTGCATTCAAAGCGATCTTCATTAACTATGCTCCTCAGCTAGTTAAATCAGGTGGTGGTGGTGTAGGTGTGGCCGGACGCGGTTGAGCCGTTACCGGTCACGGCCCACAGTGCGGTAGTCATCGGCGTCAACTGGATCGGCGCACCCAGCGACGACAACAGAACGACCGTGAACGATGAGCCAGCCGAGGTCTGGTAGTTCTCTCCATTGGCGGTCTTCACGTAGGCAGCGGCCGTGCCATTGGTCATAACGGTCAGTGGATTGGCACCGGGGATCGGCGGGTCGACAGTGAAAACCTGGCTGGAACCGGCACTTGAGGTCGGCAAGATGTGGTTGCCGAACGGAAGCAGGTTAGTTGCCGTGGTGTCTGCGGTCGTGCAGTCCATGCGCTCGCCCTTGTACGTGCCGGCGAGGAAGTCGAACTGCCCGCGAGTTCCTCCACTGATGGCAGTCGTCACGCGCTGGAGGCCGATCTGCCGGCCGTGAATGGAAATCAAGTATTTGTCGGTAAACATAAATCACCTCTGCTGTTGCTGTTATGCGCCTGCCGGGCGTACGGTCCCTTACTGAACAATCTTCATTTCTGCTCTATGAACAAGAATAGTGCACGATGATCCGGCGGTCCCAAAAATCCTGATCATTGGGGCCAAGTGCACCGTATTTGCTGGCACAACCCCTACTGGGGTTCTTATTGTGACGATCTTATTGATAGGGAATGTCGAATCCCATAGATTAGTGAATGCCGACATATAAGACCCATACACATACGAGTCAGGAGCGGTGTATAGAGTGTTTCCAACGTACCCGGTTGGGCGCAACGTCCCTGAATAACCAGAGTCTTGGAACTGTATTGATGTCCTGATTCCGAATTGGCCGCTAATCGCCGTCACTGCAACATCTACTTCGAAAACGAGCTTTGTACCTGCATTAACGTTGGGGCAGCACAACCATGTGACGGTTCCATCAACAACCGTTTGCCCGACGGTTGTTGGCCACGTCGGCTCACCGGAGCCAGTAGACCCGCCGACGCTAAGAGACTTGTACAGGTATCCATTGTTTCCAGTCGACGGATTTACAAGCTCTCCTAGACCTTTTGCTGTAGTCCCCGCCCAATTTCTGCTGATATAAACATCAGATCCAGAGATAGCAGCTAGAACTTCCACAGAATCTCCGTTCGCGGTGAATGAGCAGGCCACCTGAAGTGCCTGCCCATCCGATTGATCAAGCCTTGTTTGTCCGCCTGTGCAAACAGCCGATCCGGTGCCAGTAGTAGTTGCGCCCCACGCATGAGGACCAGTCCCTGAAGCAGACCCAGCTACTGCCCACTTGTTTGTGCCGCTGGCATTTGCTCCATAGGCAAGCGGATTGGATGACATCACCAATGGTGATCCGTTTGAATACGACCCAGTTTTGACTGGAGGGGAAGACGTCAGCGATGACAGACAGTTATAAATCTCACGCCCCAGGTAAAGCGCGCCAGTGTAGTTAGGATGAATGTTGTCAGCAGTAAAACCGGTTCTTGGAACAGACGTCGCGTATGAAACAAAATAGCGATACAAATCGCAAACGATCAAATTTGGATACGTTTTGCCTGCAATGCGAATCAAGTCGTTAGCGTATTCCAATGATTGAATTTGATTACCGCTAATGTCTCCTCTGGGCATGAGGGTTGACGCGATGACCTTTATCCCTGAATTCCATAGCGGACCCCACAAATATGAAACCAATTTCGCGAGGATTGTGGCCCCACTATCTGGAGACCCGGCTGCAGCGTTGTTTGTTCCTGCTAGCACAAAACAGTATTGGGAGCCAGATGAAACCGCTCCAGAAAGAAAACTTGATGCTATTTGTTCAATGGTGTAGCCGGTTTGAGCGCCAACGTAGTTGATGTTGAACGGGGAGCCCATCAACATATTGGCCATCGTAAAATAGCCGTCGGCACCAAAGCCAAGAGCATTGGCTATGTTGAAATTTCTGAGGGTGATTGAATCGCCTATCAGCGCTATATTATTGGCCGCCGCAGTTACTGTTAATGCGGTTTGCGTTACAAAAGGCGTGCCAGTGGCGCGCAACATCAGAGCCCCGATCCAGCGGTGACGTAGAACGTGTTGCCGGCCGCCGACCCGATCACCGCAAACACCGCCGCGGCGCTATCCGTGAACGACTCTGCCGAGTTGGGACCGATCGGGATGCTCGTTGTGGTCCCAGCCGTCGGGCTGGAGCCTGCGGCGCCGATCTCGATGAAGGTGATGTTGGACCCACTGTTGTACACCCGGTACTGCTGCAGACCGCCTGAATAGCTCGTGCTGCCCGCCTGGAGCGTCTGCGAGGTCGTAGTGACCGCCACACTGTTTGTGAGGTTGTTCCCCTGCGCAAGGAATGCTCGAAAGTCTTGTTCGCTCATGGCTGTAGCACCGTGCTGACCTTGTGGTACTTCTTAGCGTGCGACTTCGGCAAGCCGCGCTTCTTGTCCAGCTCGCGATCGCGCTTGGAGCCCTGGCGAACGCCGCGCTTGCGGTCGTCGGCCATGTCCTCACGCTCAGTCCATTTCTTGCTCATTGCCCGAGAATCCTGTTGGCTTTTGCGACGATGCGTTTTTCAGATGATGCGGAGAGGTTGCCGGCCTTGACCTGCTGCGCCGCACGGCTCTTCGCATTCGCTGCGTGAGCTTTGTCCGGCATCGGATACTTGCGTTGGCCAGGCAGACCAAACGTGGATTTCTTCAGCTTGTTTCGCTTGCGAGCGGTCAGAACGGCCATCAGTACTGCGCTCCGCTTGCCGCCATCATCTGCGCCTGCTGGCCGCTCAGAGCGGGCTGCAGGATGGTCCGGGCCTGCTTCTGCTTCTTCTTCTTGGGCTTGGGACCTGCTGGTCCGCCCAGGATGGTAGGAGGCATAACTCCGGGAGTGGCCATCAGTGCACCTGCTCTTGCTGTGCTTGCTCAGGCATTGCGCGCGCTCCGTTTTCCAGCAGAAACGCCACTTGCCTTGCGACTTCGATTGGATCAGCCTGCGTTTCGGGGATGAGGTCCTTTCCATCTTTGCCAGTAACCTGCAGCGGTAGGACCTTGCCGAGCAGACTCATGAACGCAGCAGGACTGTCTTCCGCCTGCTTCGCCAAATACTTAACGCCTCCAGCCTGATCAAGAGCCTTGAGGATCATGTCCTTAAGCTCTGCGGTGATCTTGTTGGGCTTACCTTTTCGACTTCCGCCGGCCATTTCACTTTAATGCACTTTGTTGGTGCATTCTCGGACGTAGATAGCTCCGATTATCACGCCAGTGGCGTGGCTCTATGGCCCCCTTTTGACGGGGTCCGGAATGCAGCCGAAGAGGGCTAGCGCAGAATCAATAAATGCTCGCGATAAAGCGCAGAACGAACACCTATAATTCTCAATGCAATTAGAGACTCGGCGCTACGGTCATTGACAAACAATCTTGTAGATATCTAAAAGCGCTACGCGCGCGCATTTAACAACCTAAGCCGTTCTGCTTCTGTACCTGCAGATATTTCTGATTGATGTACGCGGCGCGTGGAACAGCTTTGCCAGCCGCTTGTAGCCGAGTCCCATTTCCTCGTGCAATGCCCTGATCTTGTCGACCTCGGCATCGGTCAGACGGGCCTGATGGTGGGCCTCGCCTTTCCTGCCGTATGGCCACTCAGCTGACGACACGGTGCTTTGCCATGGCCGCCTCTTCGGCAGTCTGGTGCTTGATGCCGCTGCCGCGGTATTGCTCGGCGAATCGGACTAGCCTGACGTATTCGGCGAGGTCTGGCACTGCCACTGCGTAGTCAGGATTGGCCTTGTCGGTGTCCGGGTGCCTGAAGTGCACTTCGATCATCTGCGCGCCGGCTGCTACTGCCAGTGCGCCGGTCAGGTTGTGCGCGGTGTGGTCGGATAGGCCGATTAAATACCCCCTACCGTCGATCGCCCTAAGACTCCACGAAAATAGCAACGCAAGATCTGGCGGACGGCATGGATAAGCCGATACGCAATGCAATACAGAATGACAATTGCGCAGGTTTCGCACCGCAACCTTAACGCCGTGAATATCCATCATCCCAGTAGACAGGATCACCGGGCGGTCGCCGTGCGCGGCCAAGAACTCGCTATCGCCGGCTTCGAAGCTAGACACCTTGAACCGCTTCACGAATGGCGCCACAACTTCGATATCTTCAGGCAGATACGTTGTGCACATGAACTCGACGCCCATAGTTTCGCAATGACGAGCGAGTTCGGGGAGCCATGTTGCCGGCATCTGGTAGCGCCGGTAGATCTCGCGGTAGTGGTCACCGACCTTTCTCCGGCCTGCCAGTCGATCCGCATCGCTCCAGAATTGGAACTTCACGACATCCGCGCCAGCGTCAGCGGCCTGGCTGATCATCTCGATAGCATTGCCGAGGCTGCCGTCATGGCAGCTCGCGGCTTCGGCGATGACTTCACAGTGCATAGGTCACCTGAATAATCTTTCCGCCCAGCTTCTCGAATAGATGCTGCGATGCGGTGTTAGCCGGGTTGACGTTGGCCAGAAGCGGCCCTGGATGACGTTTGCGCAGCTCGGCGATGGCCGCCTGTGCGTATCCGTGGGCCTGGAATTCCTTGATCACGAAGATCCCGACTTCCCGGTTCTTGGTGAGGTAGATGGCGCCTACCATATCGCCGTCTTCGACCACATACCATGCCTCGTATGGCCTTGAGCGGACGAACGTAACGTGCTCCTCGTACGCCGGCATGCGCTTGTGCGAAATGCTCTGCTCTGGCGTCCGCTCGCTGAGCAACTGGTACAGGAAAAACTCTTTTCCGCGAGCTCCGTTAGCGCTGTAGACATCGATCAGCTTCATGTCCGCACCGTGATCCCGTGAGCCCGCAGATATTGGGCGGCGCCGGCTGGCGTGTTCTCCGTGAACTGAAAGACCGCTCCAGCTGCTACCGCATCAGCTCCGACCTGGATGGCGGCCAGCATGTCCGCGTAGTCCCGACAGCCACCGGAGGCGATCACCGGAACGCTCACGGCGGCGGCTACGCGCTTGATCAGATCGATGTCATAGCCTTCCATGGTCCCGTCCCGATCGACACTGCTGATGATGATTTCACCGGCTCTCAGGCGATCCATCATCTGGCAGTACGCCACCGGCTCCAGTCCGGTGTCGACCGTACCTGAGCGCTGATGAATCGTGCCGGCCTTGATGTCCGCAGAAACGATGATGGCCTGCCGGCCGAATTTGTCGGCCGCGGGCTCCACAAGTTCCAGCGCCTTGGTGCCGATGACTACCTTGTCGGCGCCCATGCGCAGTAACGTCTTGATGTCGTTGAGGTTGCGGATACCGCCACCGACGGACAACGGTCCCCAGCAGTCTGAGGCGAGCTCGTCGACGAGCTGAAAGTTCGGCCCGCGTCCCTCGGTAGTCGCAGCGACGTCCAGCAGCAGGATCTCATCGACCTGGCGGGACTGGTGGACCCTGACCGCTTGAGCGGCGACGCCGACAGAGCGCCACGACTGATAACGCTCGCCTTTGACCATGGTCCGGCCGCGGCACAGAATCGTAGTGATTATGCGGCGGGCGAGCATGACCAGAGCTTGAATTGATTGGCGAGCCACGATTCAGACATTCCGATGTGTTCTAGGCCCTCCTCGCGCGACACGCCGGCATAGTCGCCGCTGAAATAGCCTTCATGTAGATCCAGCCACGCCATCGCGTATTCACGACTCGTGCGGCCAGTTCTGACATCTACGCTGATCTGCTGGCATCCACGTCCAAATCCGTACTTTTCATACATCACGTAATCGTGGACGCACGTTTGCCAGTTGTCGAGGTTTTCGGCTATCCACCAGTTAGCCGGAGAGGGCGGCTCATTGAACGTGTGCATGCCGGCCGCTATCGCGACATCCGCGTTTCTATGCGAGTTCCACGGAATGAATTGCCCCAGGAAATACGCTTCCGCGAGCGGTCCGTCCGGCAGCAGGTAGTCGCTCATGTCACGCTCGGTGATTCCGAGCTTCCCGATCATATCGGATGGCCTCAGCCCCAGGAATCCGCCGAACTCCGAGCGCCAGCGCGCGGTGAGTCGGTCGGCCTCGTCGGTGCCGATAGGCCCGCCGTATTGATTTTGCGGGCTCTCGCCGTAGAACATGAGGTTGATACCCAGCGCCTTGGCCACGCGGAACGGCGTCGTGAAGATCGAGACATGCTCCGGCCAGCTGATATCACCGACCAACTCAAGCCCCAGGCGGTTCAGCTTTGCACGCACAGTCCGATTCGGCGTCACTTCGATGGTCCGCGCGTAACGGGCGAGATTGTTGATGTTGGCACGGCCGATCGGCGTCAGATGGCAGGTAGCGGCGGTCACCACCGTCACATCGGCGCCCAACTCCAACAGGGTCAGGACTTGGTAATGGCTATCCTTACCGCCTGAGCTGGGGACGATGCAGCGGCCGTCGTGACGGTCCAGGATCTGCAACAAGGCCGCCTTGCGCGTCTCCCAATCGATCTGCGGGCGCTTGGCGTAGCTGACGCAGGCCGAGCAGACGCCGTCCACGAAGGCGGTATCGGGTCTGGAATTTGGCATAACGCACTTCGAACACCGGATCACAGCGTGGCCCCTTCATGCAACTGACGTTTGGCGGCGACATACGCAGCGTGCGCTTTATCCGCAGTGTCGTGATACCCGAGGTGCACTGACTTTCCAGAAATTTGTATAGCCGCCTTGAAGCGAGTCTTGCCGCGCGCCGGCGGCGACACGCCAAGGACTCCTATGCGACTACGCGAGGTGGCCGCCCTGACGTTCTGGGCGTTGATCGCAGGATTCGCTAGACGAAGGTTGCTCCACTTGTTGTCGGACTTGTTGCCGTTCTTGTGATCGATCATTGAGGCCCATTCCCCTGTCATGTAGAGCCACGCTAATCGGTGCGCAAAGTATGATTTGTCGAACAGTGATATTCGGACATACCCGCGAGAGTTGACGCTTCCAGCGATCGTTCCATGCTTTATGCGTCTACGGTTTACCGCCCACTTAAATATTCCGGTTAGCGGATCGTAGCTAAGGAATTCCTTGATTTGTTCTTGTGTTAGCGTCACGGCTTCGTCTCCTGCAACTCGTCCTCGAATAGATACGCTGACTTCGTCTCGCCGTTGACGAAGTACCGAACGTCATAGCGAGTCCCGCAGGCGTCGATATGAATGCCCATGACACGGCCCCATGTTTCGATCTCCGCGACATAAACTCTCTGACCGAAAGAAAACTTCACCGTGTACGCTCCTTGGAAAGCAATGCCCAGTTCAGATTATCCTGACCCGTCATTCGCTTCCATGAAAAGCCATAGTCCACGACCGTCAGATCCGGAAACCGGTCCAGCATCTCGCCGGCAAAATCCCGCTTCCAGAGCAGGCCATTCCGCCCGCGATACTCGACCTCGACCGGCGTCGGGCTGAAATATTCGGCGATCAGGATGTAGCGCTTCGAAGCCCGATAGAGCACTTCGTAGGCCGCCTGCAGTTGCTCTTGCGGGATGTGAATGAGTAGACCTTTTGTGAACGCCAGATCACATTGCGGATGTTCCACATGGAACATCGATCCGCGGATGACGTTGCCGACGTTGATCTGCTGGGCTGCGAACTCGTTCAACTCGACGCCCCATAGCTCCGCGCTCCGCAGCAAGCGATGGATAGCTTCCAAGTTCTCTCCACGTCCGGCTCCGAACTCGATGATGGAATCAATCACGCCGGCCTTGTGCAGAACTTGCCTGAAAAACGCATGATTGGCATCCACTCGCCCCACATTGCGCATGTGGTACTCGTCGCCTGCATCGCCCTTCCAATATTCATCGTTCATGGAGCTCCCGGTAGACTCGTTCCGCGTCATCCCAATCGCTCTGCACATTGATGTCGATGGCGCGCGGCGCGCGGATCGCGTACAGAGTCGTGTTCTGGTGGTACAGCTCTCGGCCTTCGGCAAACAGCCAGTAGTTGCCCCAGTACAGCCAGCCGATGTCGCGTAGCGGATCGGTGCCGACCGCTACCACGTAGCTCATCCCGTCGAGATAGCTGTAGGAGGCCCGCAGATCGTCAGCAGTGAGCAGCGGGGTTGCCGGGTACACACAGCACACCTCGTCGCGCTCGTAGAGCCGTAGGCTACGTACGGTGTGCTGCATGACCTGCTGAGTGCCAATGTGGTCCTGCGCCAGATGCGGCGGCCGGTGGAGAGGCTGCGCGCCGTAGGCCAATGCGATTTCTGCGATCTCGGCGTCGTCGGTCGTGACGTATATCGTCTGAAAAAGGCCGCTTTCCTTGCATGCTGTGATCGTTCGGCCGATGACTGGGATGCCCAAGAAGGGCTTCACATTCTTGCGTGGAACGCGACGACTGCCTGAGCGAGCCGGGATTACTGCAACCCTCATTGAAAGGCCTTCATCGTCGACAGATCCGGATAGTTTGAATTCGGCAGGTCATGGTTATGAAGCGGCAGGTTGCTCAGCTTCCACAGCAGGCGCGCGGCGACGTCGGGAGACAGATAGCAGTGGTATCCGACTTCGCGGATGTCGTCGTCACGCGGGTCCACTCCTTCGGTGCGCCCATCGAAGCGCATGCGACGAAACCACGCGTCCGCCTCGTCATCATCGTGAAGGATCGCTCCGCCCTGGGTGTCGCCGCAAATTTTCGAACTGTGAAATGAGATGCAATGGTACTGTCCAGCGCGGTACATATCAGACGTGAAGCGGCGCGCGTAGTCATAAACTGGACTCGGCCTCAACTGGTATCCGCCTGACCACTTCTCATCGTAGAACCTCACCTTAAGGCCAGCATTGATGATCGATGCAGGCACTCCTACATAAGAGTGCCGCGGCATCCACAATTGCTTACGGCGATGCGATTTTGCGATCCATTTGCACGCCAGCAGCAAGGCCATCGTGCAAGATGATGTCGTCACCGCGTACTTTGCGCCAGTGTAGTCCGCGACGGCTTCCTCAAAACGGCGGACGACATCAAACGGGCTAGACATTGGCGAGCGCCTCGCGCAGCTCCGCAACCGTCATCCTGCGCGCGTCCTTGCTGCAATTGCCTTCGCACATGCTCTCGTGTTTCTTCTCGAAATCTGGCAGCCCCGTTAGCGTCATCTTCACGCCCATGGCTTCAGCCAGATCCGCAAGCCGGTAGGCTGGCAACTCCGGAATATTCAGCTCGCCGCCCTTCATCGCCTCAAGCGTCCGCACGACGAGACCGACCGCCTGATCGATCTCCATCCAAAACCGGGTACAGTCCGGATCAGTGACCGGAACCGCCTTTTTGCCGACGGCGATCATCGCACGCCACTTCGGGATTACGCTGCCCTCACTGCCGGCGATGTTGCCGTAGCGCGTACAGGCGAACATCGGGCCGTGTCCATCGTTCGCCGACAACATCAGCGATTCGGCCAGGGCCTTGCTATAGCCATACGGACTACAAGGCTGGAACGCTTTGTCCGAAGAGAGCCCGACGACTCGTGTCACGCCGGCATCCCTAGATGCTTCAATGACATTGATCGTTCCTTCGACGTTCGTGCGAACCATTTCACTAGGGTTGTAAGCCCCAACTTCAATCCGCTTTAGCGCCGCGGCATGTACCACGGCCTCAACACCAGCCATTGCCCTGCGCAGGCGGTCACGGTCGCGCACATCGCCGATGAACCAACGGATACGCGGATCATCGTTCAGCTTCTGCCGCATCGCGGCCTGAACGTGTTCGCCGCGCGAATAGACACAGATGCGATCGTCCGGACCGGCCGCTTTGAGCCAGTACCCGACGAAGGCCCGCCCGAATGTTCCCGTGCCACCTGTTACTAAGCAGCTCATACAAATTCCGACATCATCATGTCGACGAGTGCCGTCGCCTGCACTTTGCGGTCTTGCTTGGTTTCCCGCGCGAACGAACCGAGCATGAGTTCAACGCGCTTGCTGAGCCGCAGACGTAGTTGTTCGGTAATCTGTGATCGCTTCTGCGTCGTCGGCGTGTCACCGCTAACTGCTTTGTAACAGGCCCTTGCGAATGCCTCCGCGAACTGCGCGCCGGTCGACGGGTCGAGTGCACACCACTTAACCGGCTTCTCGAAGTGCATGATCACCATTCCATCCTTGTCGGATATCTGGACGGTCCTTGTGCCTTCGTAGTCATGCAGGATCTGTGCGCTCACTTGTTTCTCTTTTTAATGATCCGTACAACCAATCCCACATGTGGGTGTATGAATGTGCACTCATCTCGCCGGTTTTTCTTGAAAACCAGATTTGATACGTAACTCCTGAATCAGAAATGCATATCACTTCATAGCCGTCCACGCAACTTTTAGAATGGACGCTAACAAAGTTCACTTCTTGAGCCTCTCCGGGATCTTGATATTGAGCCTACAGGCAGCGCCGAGCACGCGATCAGAGATACGCAGCGGCAACTCATCTGGCCACTTGCTGATAGCCTGCTGGGATACTTCTAGCGCGCGGCTGGCTTTGGCCACGCTTCCGAACAGTTGGACGGCTTCCTTTTTGTGCATGGCCTAGCTTAACCGAGCCGAAAGGCACTAGCAACAGGCGTTGCTCACTTCATTTAACAACCATGGTTGACAATCGCCTGGGCCTGCTGTATCGTTAGATCCGTCGCTGCACTCCGCAGCCTGTACCTGAGAGGGAGCTATGAGCAATCTGAAAAAAGGCCAGCACGTTGCAATCATCAATTGCACAGTTGGCGGGACTTTCTTCGTTGAAGGGTTTGCCACAATTGTTGGGGAACCGAAGCCGATCGACGAACAGCAGCGCGTCCGGTTTGATACTGGATATCGTCAAGTCGTTGAGCGTTTTGTTGACATCGAAGCGCAAGCTGATCCGCATGAGTATGTCAGTCTGCTAAACAGTCGGAGCAAGTCATGAACACCAAACGCACGCACCAGCCCGCAATCTACTGGAAAGCCCGGCAATTGGCCTCTGACGCGATCCGGGAGCGCCGGAATACCAAACCACGCACTGACCGGCACGCGGCCCTGGCGCTCATTGCAGAGGCTGAGGCGCGGTTGGAAGCGCAGACCATCGTGTTTCCTGTCTTCCGCTGAGGTCGCCATGAACCGCAATCGCCCACCCGCCCTAGTGTTCCTGCTCGCCCAGGCACGTCTTACTATCGAAGCGGAGCACCTGACCGGCATTCGGATGCCGATCTTCGCCCACTTCGAGCTCCTGCAGATCCTCGACTGTGCGCGCCGGCTGAGGGCTGGATGATGCGCCCTCTGTTGCTGGCATTGCTGTGCATGTTCTGCTCCATCGTTGGCCTGGGGCTTGGCGATGGCTGGCTGGTATTGATCGGTCTTGTGGGGTCTGCACTGAACCTTGCTGCTTTCATGGGGGTGACACAATGAGCTTGACCCGTACTGACTGGCTGATGATCGCCAAAACTCTGCGCGATACGAAGCCGGCTGACGTTGTGGGGCCTGATTATCGCAGGCAATGGGAAATTGACTGCGAAGCTCTTGCCGATGTGTTAGAGGCCAACGCCGAGCGCCAGTGGCAGAAGTTCGACGCCGGCAGATTTTTAAGGGACTGCGGCTATACGTCAGACTAGCGCTCTCTCAGCAACCAGGCCAGCTATGTGTTATTAGTTGCACAATCGGACACGTCACCGACCGCTGACGAAATAAACGGAGAAACGACATGCGAAGTACGAACGATGTCCTGTATTTTATTGAAATGAGCATCTGATTCGGCGGCACGCTTTTCAACTCAACCGAAACCAAGGCCCGCTATATGCGGGCCTTTTTTGTTGCTCCTGTTGGTTCTACTGATTTCTACGGATACTGCTGAAAAAACGCCCAGACCATGAGCGCTATCACTATGACGCAGCCGATCCCTATGCAGTCGCCGATGGAGCGAGGTCCTTTCATGGTCAAACTCCACACATTCCTTCGCACTCGTTCTGGAATCCGAGAGGATCGAATAGTGTTTGCTGCCCCATGTCCTCGGCCGAGCGCAGATCGACCTCTTCCAGTGGCTTGCAGGATCGGTGCAGGTAGATGTCTGCATCCATGCCACGCGCGGCCCGTACTGGCGCATCGCCCCTCAACGCGCGGTCGACTTCGACCGCGCTGTTCCACGACTCTGGATCGTTAATTTTCATATCCCGCCACATTGCATCATCGTGATACGGGCAAAACGTACAGGCTGACTTCGCCGGCTTGGGGTAGCCTCTAGCCAGCATCCAGTCCAGGCAATGCTGCCGAGTCATCCGAAGCTCGATCAGTGGCCAGCGATTCTGAATGTATGGCTTGCCGGAATCCTTCATGCGCCCTATTTCATCAAGGCTGATACCGATAAGCTGCTCGGCCAAAACCACATCGCGCGGGCCGCGTTGTCCAGGCGCGAGTCCACATAGCTCGCGCGCCTTGCGCTGTAGCGGCTCGATCTTGTATTCCCGCGTGCACTGCCGGCGGGTCATTCCAACGCTTCCGGAAAACGCGGTGAAAGCTGGGATCGAGGCGACTCGCCCCGGTTCCAGGGAAAGCAGATCGTCTCGCAGGTTTCCTGCACTGACGCGGTGAACTGGAAAGGTCAACTGCGTTTCCAGCCAGTCGAGCCATTCATAAACCTTCCGCGGCTCCGATCCGGTGTCAGCGAAGATCGCTGCATCGACTTGATAACCAAGTGCGCCCGTTGAGGCCATGAGCGCCAGCGTGCTGCTCTGGACGCCGGCACCAAGGGATAGAACCCTGATCATGACCGCCCCGGCCCGGCAGCCTCTGTCAGCTCCCCCCAGATGGCCAGCAGCGCCGCATCAGCCCGGCCGATGTCCTTCTTCCGGGTCAGCAGCGATGCAGCCGCTGGGAGCCGCTGCGTGGCTACCGTGCGGGCTACGTCCTTGTCTTGGCCGGTGAGCTGAAATGTCCGCTTCCACTTTGAAGGATGCACGAGGACGATCGCGATGCCCAGAGTTCCGAATACGCCCTGGATCACGCCGTAGCCTTCCCCAAAGCGGAACATGCCGGAGACGCCCTGGCCCTTCATCGCGTGGACCTGCTCCAGAATGGCGACCTCTGCGGCTCCGGGATGGTTGGCCCGCACTTCCCGGACCTGCGTTGCCAGCTCAACGGCGTTGATCTGGTTGCCGCCAGCTGGCCGGGGAATCGTGGGCATGTCGATGAATCGGTCGAAGCAGCCATCAGCCAGCACAGCAAGCGCGCCTGTCTGTCCAGGGTCTATGCCATAGGTGAGTCTCAAGGTCACATGTCACCCCCTTGGTGTTGGTTTGAAATCCCGGCACCACGTCTTGTGTGGCTTGGAGTAGTTGGAACCGCAGTGCGGGCAGCCTGCAAAGCGCTTCACGGTGTCGTTCCGGATCACTTCTCTGATCGGCGGCACGATGGGCGGTCTGTTAGGCAAGTTGGTCATCTCTTCCTGCCTTTGGCCAGTCTGGCCCTTACCCATTTCTCGGTTTCCATCATGTCTTCGCTGAGGACGATCCAGCCTGGTCCGGAGGTGTCCCATTCGTCCTCTCGATCTCGCTGATCCACTTTCTCAGCTGGGCGAATGCGTACTGCCGGTCGATCGGGCTTAGGTTTTCCAGGCAGCGCCATAATGGATACACCGCTATTGCGAGTTCTTCTGACATGTCACCCTCTGCCCGCGTGGGCCGTATTTCCATGTGCGGATGGTGTTGCGCGGGATTCCCATGCCGGCCGCTACCGCGCTTTGCTTGTAGCCTCGTTTCAACAACCACAGCGCTCGTTTTACCTCTGCATCTGTGTACTCCCGCTTTCCGTTTCGCGGCTTGTGGGCGGCGGCCATGTTAGTGCTCTCTCGCTGCTGCCATTACTGCTGATTTGAAGGCCGGGAAGTGCTCGAACTGATCCGGGCGCATTCCAAGCTCCTTGCCCTTTGCTTCGATGCCGGCCGCTGTCTCCGACCAGTGACGCGACGCCTGTTCGATCTGCTGCGCGGTCGGCAGGTTGACTTCAAATTCGTCGGTCCAGCGTTCGCCCCGGAGCCATGTCGCCGGCAAAGGCACAAATTGCTTGCGATCCGGGGTCCAGTTGTTTCCGACGATGGCTCGCTTGATGGCGTCCAGAAGCTCGGGAAGCGGCGGCCTAACGTCCTTGGTCTGCTGCCATGCCTTGTAGGCGTCCTTGCGAGCCTCGTGGCGCGGGTAAGCCGAATAGAACTGCAAGAATTCAGGGTCCATTAGTCCCACCCCATGCATCCGCAATAGAAATTGTCGAACTCTTGAGGCCCTTTCGGAGTGAACGCGCTGCACTTGATGGTCGGCCTCGTTGGAACTATGGAAGTGACTTCAGCGCTGAATACCTCGACCTGAGAATGATGTTTACCCGTCTGCTTCCGGTAAAAATCAGCGTGATGTTCGGCAACGGCTTTGGCGTCAGCCTCTTCGCAATTGAAGTCCTTCGCAACATCCTCTTCATGCCGCTCGATCTTGTACCAGCGTCGGACAAGGTGAATAGTTGCGCGCCAGCGAGGAAGATGAGCAACCTTAGCGTAACCGCATTTGCAAATATCAGTAGCCTCTCGGCTACCCTCTCCGCGAAACTCAAAGAATGCGAGGTTAAAACTTGACGGCTTTTTCGCGTGACCATGCGGCAAGTATGAGCATTGCGCAAAGCGGCCGTTAAGATCCGGTACACTTTCGGCCGGCTCAAAGCAGTCATGTATTACGCAGCACGGCCGCATCTGTGCTTCAGTCTCTCCGGCTTTGCGGCCTATTCCTTGGGCAACGCATCCGCATTTCATCAAAACGGCTTCTCTGCTCATTTGTCACCTCTCCAAATTCTCAGTCCGCGAAGCAACTGATCGGCCTCGACGCGCCGTCGTTTTGCGGACATTTTCTCTTGCTTAGTTGTCTCGAAAATTCTCTTATGCTCAGGAGGAATGACAGAACCTTCCACCTCGTCAATCCATCCAGCGACCGGCGGCCACTTCACACCGATTGCAGCCAGTTGGACACGGTTCCAACCACCTCTACCAGTCTTGAACTGATGTACCCACTCCTTAGTAACCATGAAGCTGTTTAAGCTGTTCATAGATTTCCTTTGGTGGGGGTTGTGTTTGGGCAGCTCTCCACCTGCCGGTTAAGGCATGTAGAGAGCCGTTTCCCCCGGAGCCGGGCCGGAATGGGCAGCAAAGCTTTCCCAAAGCTACTTTGCAGCGTGCCCAGACTGTTGTCGGCTGCTAGGGAACCGACCCTCCGCGCTCTAGGCATAAACTCCCCACGCTGGGCGCTTGGATTGCTTTCGCCCACAACCAGCCGTTGCAGAAGGTGGTCCAAGACTCACGGCCGGACTGAGATAAGCGGGGATTGACACAGAAGGGACGTATCCCTGTAAACTACACCCGCGAACCTCAGACCCTCGCAATGTAGCACCCGGTTCCATCCGGCACAAGCCCGACAGCTTCCCCAGCTGTTCGGGCTTTTTCATTTCACACCGACAAAGATTGCCGGCGGTCTCGGCATTTCAAGGTCCGTCGATCTCCACAAATGCAGGCAGTGCGGGTGATTATTGATGTACTCTGATTTCGGTGGATGGTATTGCACAACGCA